AGGCTTCGGGGTTACTCCGATAATACGCAGCACTTCGCTTAGGGGTTGTTGCTCTTTTGGGTGCCATAGTTTTGATCCTTAAAGAATACTTCGTGTTCAAGGCGCTCAATCCTTGTGTTAGAAGCACTTACTCTTTCGACCAGCACCTCAACCGATTTAGCAATATTATGTAGGGTGATTAAGTGCCAACTAAAAAGGCCCAAAAAGGCAGTAGCTGCCAAGTTTCTGAGCATTACTGACACATCTTCATCGTTATCGGATGGCCCTTTCGACATCCTCCATCTCCAATTCAAGACTATTAAAGAGGGTGGCAAGTGGAGAACCAAGCACGGGAACGCCCGTAATATTATTCTTAGATAGCCAATCAGCAGCAGCTTTAATATCCTGTGTGGTGGCTGTGCCTGACTTGATACGTATAATTAGTTCATTAGTAACGAGGCCATGAAGCTCGTTGAACTGTTCTTCGTTTGCTCGTTGAGTCATAAGTTTTAGTTTTTAGTTTCAACCAGCAATCCATTATAAATGGGATAATCAGAAGTCAAAACAATAATAGTTTTAACCCATCCAAGTTCTGTATACGTCCAACTACCACCATGAGCAGGGACAAAAACTTGACCTATTACGGGATTTGCTGGAAATATAGGAACAACAGGATGAGCCATAATTATTTAATTTTTAAGGTTTCTTATTAGTCGGGGACACTACGAGGGTTGGGTCAGTAGATGCCGTAGTAAGAGTTGATGTTGGACTCAATGGAAGAAACAGCGGCTGATTGAGACGTACTGTAAAGAATAATCTCTTGCAAGTTTCCCATTAAGCTACGGCTTTGAAAAGTACGATCTTTTGAAATTGCAGACACAGTAGCAGTACCGCTGTGAATCATAGATATGAGAACGTGACTTGTCGATCTGTTTGTCAGTGCCAAGTTAGTGACAACCCCATTTATTTTGTTTACTCCATTTCTTACCGAAGCGCTAGCAAAAACAGAACTAAGCCATTGGGTCGACCCAGCAAGATAATTAAATTCACTTGTGTCTCCCAAAAGGCAGTTCTGATCATTGCCGCCAACAGTAGATAGCTTTAGCACTTCAAACACCGAGGCTACGTTTGTAATGCGGGAAGTAAGGTTTAAATTACTTTCAGCATCTGATGCATAAGTAAGGCAAGGCTTTGAATTGAGGAGATTTACAGCGCCACTGGTTACGATTTGCGGTTGGCGGCTCCCAACCGTGTTTGTTGAATTTATGGCGTGATTTCCGTTTCCGCTCTGGTCGTACCAAGTACGCACAAAACCGTTGCCAGCACCACAAAAAGTAGCCAGCGTTCCATCGCTTACTTGCGTAGCCGTAAAGTCGGATTCAGCGTTGTCACTGGAGCGGCGAACACGGACGACTGGGCCACCGCGCAAAAACGTTAGATCGCGCAAGCTGTAGGCAGCAGCCGCCCCGGTAAACTCATCTATCAATCCTTTGTTCTTTTGGCTCCCTGTAATAACCCAACTCATGGCACCATCCTCCAAGCAGTCGTAGTGGCAGTGGTTTCGGTGGGGGGAATTTGATACATCATGGTGTCGGCCCCACTGTCTTATACGGGTGGTCGTTGGGGAGGTCAGCGGTGAGGCCCCATTTGTGGGCTAGGTAGCCTTCGATCTTTTGGCGATTCAGCGTGCTTAGCAATGTAGAGCTTACAATTACTTCCGCAAATTTAATGGCAGGGCTGTACACAAGCGCAGCAGCATTTCTAAATGCACCAATGTAAAAATTGCTGTCAAACGTGTAGGTAATAGAAGACGGAGCGGTGTTAGTAGTTGTTGTGATTTGATTCAATAAGTCTAGAGTAATTGCAGATCCGTTTGAAAAAACTGATGACCCCGATGTGGAGTAACGGCTGTTGAGTATTTGCGCAGTGTTTGCTGCGCGTGAGTATGCACTGCTGCCAAGTCTGCCAGCAATAACTGCAGCCGTTTCCGCGCCTATGATTAGCGTTTCTCCAGAAAGCACTCCTGTCGCAGAAGAAAAGAATATCCCACTATTAGCAGGATAACTTCCGCCAGCAGTACTCGTGTTGCCGTATCCCCAGAAAACTGCACTGTTGATATCAACCGCAGCCGCTGCTGTTGATTGCATCACCATATAAACATCAAGCGCATTGAAGCTGCCGATGCCAGTGATAGAAGACGTAAACGCATCACCTGTTCCATCAAGCTGCACCGCTGGCTTGCTGGTGCTCATGCCAGTGGCGCTGTAGGTAGGGTTGCCGTCAGCGGTGGCGGTCCTGTTGTTGCCGCTCTTATCCCTCCATGATGTAATAGCACCGCCGCTTTGGGTGATGGTGGTCAAATCATTGGCATCCAGCCACAGCGCCGTGGAGATCATGCTGGGGTTCCAGACGCTCTCGTTCCAGGTGAACTCCTTAGCCAAATTCAGCTTCGCCCCAGTCGGCTTCTGGATGAGCAGCGTCATACTTCCTCCGGCTGGTTAGTGTCGTTGTCCTCTAGGGAAGTCCCGGTATAGGGCGTCCCATCAGCATTGAACTGGGGCGGGATGGGGCCGACGTAATAGGGGCCGACTTTGTAAGCCTCAGCCCGTTGACGCACGGTTTCAACGATGCTTGCCTCAAAGTATTCTTCAGGCGTCAGCGCATCAGTGCTACCTTGAACAAGACCAAACTCCACCACCAAGGCGGGAAGCAGTTGGTCGGGAATCTCAATCGTAAATTGTGCCATGATGATTAGGGGGTTTTGATGACAGCAAAGCCAATGACAATGGCTTCGCTAAGGGAGCCCGCTGTGATGTTGCGGACATTGATACTGGCCGAACCAGCAGCAGCTTGAGCATTGAGCAAATAAGACCCAGCCGTACCACCGCTGAGATGGTTCAGGATCAGAACATCATTTGCCGTGATGGAGCTGTTGGTCAACGTGAAGCTAACCGTAGTGTCAGCAGCCAAGGCAGCACTGTTGAGCGTGATCTGGCCACTGGGGCTATTGAGGGTTACGCCTGTGGCCTTGTTGGTTGCTTGGGTAACGGTGCCAGTTCCACTGACGTAGCCAAAGACGCCTGTAGTGGCGTTGTAGCCAAGGTTGCCACCTGCGTAAGCACCAGCATTGTTATACACCACCTGCCCACTAGAGCCTGCAACTAGCCCGACGGTGCCAGTGGCATCGGGAAAGCTGATTGTGCGGTTGGCGGTAGGGGTGACGGTTTGCAGCGTAGTGGTGAAGCTGCCGCCGTCGTTCAGCTCGATGTCGCCGCCTGCGGTCAGCTTGTTGGTGGTTTTGTTGTACGTCAGATCGGCGTCACCGCCGAACACCCCGCCATCGTTGAATTGGATCTGCGTGTTGCTACCGCCCGGGGGGCTGCCGGCTGTGGCGAACGTGCCATCAGCACGCAGGAAGGTGGTCGTGCCGCCGCCGCTGCTGGGCACCAGGCCGGCGTCGGTGCTGGTGAACAGCGGCAGCGTGGCATCAGTGCCGGTGCTGCTGGCAATGACGCGGGTGGCAGCGGTGTAGCTCAGATCTGTGGCGGCATTGATGCCGGTGAGCTGGCTGCCATCCACCGCAGGAAGTCTGGCGCTGCCGTCAAGCACGGGCACGTTGCCAGCAGCAGTGCCGGCATCAAGCGCTGCAGCGGTGCCGATGTCTGATGTGCTGACGAGATCATCGACATCCACCGTCTGGGTGGAGGTGATGATTGAATCAACCTTGACTGCGCCGAATGCCATGAGTGGTTTCCTAAACGATGGCCCAAACAGCACCAGCCGGTACGGTCACAGTATAAGACGGTGCGACCTCTACAGGACCAACAGATAAACCGTGGCGTCCTGCCCCAATCGTGTAATTCGCCGTCAATACTTGCTCAGTTTCAAGAACATCGGGCAGCTCATCCGACGGTGCAACGGCTTCCCATCGCCCTGCAGTGGCATTCCACGCCAGCACATCACCATCTTGCTTGCTGCCATTTGCCTCTACATCATGCAAATCCTGCAAGCGTGAGCCTGTTGTCCAGCGGACGAAGATGGCGCCATTATTGGCAGCGCTGATGACAGCAGCGACGGCTAGCTTCAGGTTTGGCGCCTGTGGCTCAACCTTGGTGAAACCGCCTGGCGTTGCCGGATCGCACCAAAGAATGTCGCCGTCAATATAGGCGCTGGTGTTGATGCCACGAATCTTGCCAAACACCGTTACATATCCATCGCCGCCGCCAGCAATGGCTTGGTCAGTAACGCCAAAGAACACATAGCCAGGCAGCGTGCCATCCGCCACCATCGGCGCCACTTTGATGCGTCCGCTGTTGCCAACTGAGCCAGCAAAACGAACT